CAGGATGTAATCCTTTGGTTGGAGTAGGCAGTCTAATTCATTCGTTAGCAACAGGCAACACGGTAGGTATTGTAACAGGCGGTGCTGGAGTAGCAGTAGAACACACAACTGGCAAAAGTCCTACTGAACATATTTTAGATAAATTTAACCAACACAAAAAAGAAGAATGAGGTTACATAATGAACGAGTGGATTGATCAATACAAAAAATATCATGCAGAACTAAATACTAATTATCCAGGCAACAATCTAAAACCACAATTACATCATATCAAGGATTTGGTAATTGATACTAAATCAGAAACTTTATTAGATTATGGTTGTGGAAAAGGTCTACAATATAGTAAGTGGAAACATCATAAAGATTTGGGTGTCATGCCCTCACTATATGACCCAGCCGTACCAGAATATGAAAATCTACCAGACGGGCCATTTCACGGAGTGTTTTCTACTGATGTATTAGAACACATACCAGAGATACAAATTCCAGAAGTTATAGAGAAAATGACATTTCGGGCAGAACGATTTGTATTTGCAGCCATATGTAATTCACCAGCAATTGCAGTATTACCTAATGGAGAAAATGCACATTGTACATGTAAACCTATTGAGTGGTGGAAAGAAATGTTTATGAAACATTCTTACAAGCAAGTATACACACACATAAAAACATATGGTTCTACAGGTGGTTATGAAATTCTTAATGAAGCTTTATATCTAGAATTTTACTGGCAACAGTTAGAAGATAATGTCAAAAAATCGTTAAAAGCAGCTGACAAATAAACATGCCCGTCATATTATTGACAGGACAACTTTTTGTATAAATACTAGTGTAAACATTAGTTTAGTCAAAGGATAGTCATGTTTAAAACGATAGGCATTATGTTAATGGCTCTTGTGGTATTCTCATCTGATGTGATAGCAGCTGATACAAATACAGTATCTACAGTAGTAACGGACAAAGCTCCACCAACTGCTTCTGCTCCAAGTATAGTTATTAATAATAGCGATGTATGTAAGAGTGCTGCTTCAGCTGCAATTCAGACACAAATCTTAGGGTTTGCTTCTGGTATTACAATTACAGATAAAAACTGTGAAAGACTTAAACTTTCTCGGGCACTTTTTGGTATGGGCATGAAAGTTGCAGCTGTGTCTGCTCTGTGCCAAGATGCAAGAATTTTTGACGCCATGTGGATGGCGGGAACACCATGTCCATTTATGGGTGCAATTGGTCAAGAAGCTACAGATAGTTGGAATAAAAATTTAACCTTTATGCCAGAAGGAAGTAAAATTTTATCCAGCATCAAAAAAAAAGCCTTGATGGTAACGATGAAGAAGTAAAATGGGTTGACGGAAATAAATTAGATACCTATCTTCATTTAACAGATGAGTATGAGGAAGGAAACGATTATGATGGAAAAGAAGAAGAAGGGCAATATTTTGCTTGGATTCCTGCTGTTATATTTTTGTTGTTACTCCCAATCGGTTTATAGTCAAACACAAACTATTATCACAGGAACAGAGACTTCTAGTAATTTACTACCAGACATAAGTACCTTTAGTACCTCTGGCGGTACTAAAACTGGTGCTGGCCAAGGTTGTGCTATTGATAAATATTGCACTAGTGGTGAGGCTGGTGGTGGTGGAACATATTCATCTACATTTAATTTACCAATGACTATAAACCAAATTAATTCTGGTTTTGATTTAAATTATGGTGTAGATGTAAATTCGCATCAAAGTAATCTTACTGTTCCAGATTGTTCTGGTGGTAATGTTGATTGTAAAGACACATGGACACTTACAGTAAATCTATTAGAAGCTTCTAATATAGTACAGACGTTTACACATACAGTTATATTAGATTTTTCTGGTATGAGAAGTTATGCATATCAACAATCAATAGCTGAAAATAACTACCAAAGTCTTACAGGAAAACTTTCATTGTTTGGTATTGATTCTGGTTTTCAAAGCGGGTTTCATGGGCCACAGTTTTCAAACCCATCACTTACTGCAACATATAATCTAATCTCATTAATTGAAACACAGGTTATAGATATTATTAACACTACAGATATTTTAGATAATTTACCCCCAGAAACAGATATTTCAACTATAGAAATAGAAGTTCAAGATCAAGGTGGTGCTGTGATAACAGAGCCTTTATTTATAGAAGTAGAAACTCAGATGGCTGAAGTTATAGAATTACAAGCCCCAATGGAAGCACCTATTATTGCAACATCTTTGGATATGGAAATTCAATCGTCAGATATTGAAATGGAGATGAACAATGAACTTACCACCGATCAACCTTTGGAATCTGCCGAGTCTAGCAGCTCGGATGGTAATGCACAAGAAAGTGCAGCCAGTACAGAGAATACAGAATCAAATGGGGAATCCTCACAAGGAGAGCCAAATGAAGAAGAAACAACCCAAGAAGAATCCAATAGTAATGGAGAACAGCCAGTGGACGGAGAGGGAAATAATTCATCCGCTGACCAAGAAGAAAATTCAGATGAGAGTTCTAAAGTCAATACCAAGAAACAACTTGTACGAAAACAAAAGTTAAAAGAAAAAGTTTCTAAGAAAATTATGGCTAAGATGGGTGACAAAGGTAGGTATGATAGTACGAACCAATTAAGAACATTAATAGTTATGAACGTATTAGGAGCAGACAAGAAATTTTTCGATCCTAAAAATGTATTAAAAGATAATCTAACATTCTTTACTGAAGTGAAAATACCAGATGGACAGATAGAGGACAATCATATAGCTGCATATTTTCTTATGGGAGAAAGTAGTGTGGCTCATAAAGCATTGACCGATTTACAATACTAGGAGATAGATATGGCTGAAGTAGAGATAGCAGGAGCAAAAATTAGAGGTGGCAAGATGTTACTTATACTACCAATATTGGGAACACTTGGTGGTGGACTCTGGGGAGGTTTTGAGTTTTACAAGGATTATAGCAATATGGCAGAAAAAATAGAAAACTACTCCGCTCCAGATTTGTCAGAATTTGATAAGAAACTTGCTGTTTTAGTAGGAGATATGGAAGCATTACGAAAAGAGGTAGAAGTATTTGAGAAGCTAGAAGCAAACATTCAAAACTCTGCTGATAACGCAAGAGATGAAGCTAGAGAGATTAAGCGTGATCTTAAAGGTGAAATTATTCGTGGTGAGAAAGTTCTCGAATCTATTGAACGTAGAGTTAAGAGTATTCAAGATGATGTTCGTAATTTGATTGACAAAGAAAATTCAAGAAATGATACTTTGCGTGCTCGTATTAATAATAGAATGGATAGTCTTGATGAAACGGTAACTCTTAAACTTAAAACTCTTGATACTAATATTAATGAAAGAATTAAAAAGGCTTTGGAAAACCCACTAGCCAACATGAGAAAGTAATTGATAGAATTTTTGCTTATCTTTATGTTAGACACAAAAGTTATAAATCAAACACAAATCTTCAAGGATATTGATAGATGTATGTATTTTGCAAAGAGATTGCAACAACAGCCAGGTGTTCCTTACAAAGACCCAGCGACAGGTACTATTAAGTATAAGAAAATAACTGCTTATTGTAAACCTGTGCCAAAATAGGCGTTGACTTATTCTCAGATTCATGTATAATAAGCTTTGAGGTTCATAGATAAATAGATATATGTATAGTAATTTAAAAAATACCAAATGTATATTTGCATATGGTGGAATAACCGTCAGAGCTCATGGTGGAATCAAGCCATGTTGTCATATGGTGGGAACTGGAGTTTCCAACAAGCAACCCATATGGGATCGAGAGTATACAGATTCAAATTGGTTGAATAATTTAAAAGATAATCTTAACAACGGTATTAAAGATAAACAATGTATTAAATGTTGGGATTTAGAAAAATCAGGCCTTGATAGTGCTAGAACAGGGCTTGGGAACAGGCTGTATAATGCAGGCCTTATTACGGAACAACCTTGGTCATATGTAGATTTATGTCTTGGTAGTAAATGTAATTTAATGTGTACTATGTGTACAGGCAGTTCTAGTTCATTAATTGCAAAAGAACAATGGGAAAATAAAGAGGAAGATTGGCCAGAATATAAAGACCAAAGCTTTAATAATAATTATAAGCTTGGTGGTTGGACAGATAAATTGCAATGGTGGGAAAATCCTAAGTTTTATGAACTGATTAAATTAAATGCAGAACATATTAGAACACTTAAATTTACAGGTGGTGAACCAACTACAATTCCAAACGTCCACAAGCTTATGAGGTGGATGATTAAATCTGGACATTCAAAACACATTGATATTTGTATTACTACAAATGGTACATATAAAGGAACTGATATATACGAAACTATGTGTGAATTTAAATCAGCAAATTTAACTTTTTCTGTAGAGGGAACTGAAGATGTATATAATTATATACGATATCCTCACACTTGGAAACGATGGACTCGTAATATTAAAAATGCTCAAGTTTATCGTGGTGAAATCAAAATTAGATATCAAGTAACAGTCAGTCCATTTAATTTATTTAATATAAAAGAATTAGCAATATGGTTAAATGAAGAGGGTGGGGTAAAGCATAGCGAAAACAGTTATAGGGGTAGAAAATATCACCATAATCAAAACCCCAACTTCGAGGGTGGGGTAAAGCATAACCAAAACAGTTATCACGAAAACTTTGTAAATAATCCAAAATATCATGATATAAGATATTTACCCAGAGATACACTAGAACGAGCTATAGAATATTTGAAAGATGGTGATCGTGTACTATGTTCTAGAACGACAAAATTTATTACAGGCAGACCAGATATATCAGAAATCGAACTGAAAACGGTTCAATATGAATTAAAAAGGGATACACTTATCAAGGATAAATTAAGAACAAAGCGTTCCAATTACGATTCTATAGATAATAATAAATTAAGATTAAAAGATTTATTTAGCAAAATGCCAAATTAGGCGTTGACATCCCCTTGATAGCCTGTTATTCTAGCTAAGTAAGATGAAGTTTAACCAAGAGAAAGAATATATATATGTATGAATCAACAATTTTTGTAACAAATCCAATCGGTAAAGGTAATTTCAAATTGATTTCCAAAACTGGATGGTCAGAAAAAGAATCCTATGAAAAGGTAATAAATGCCTTTGAATCATTGGAATATTGGATATATCCAAATACTCATTGGATTACTGCAAAAGATATTACGTCTATAATGACTAAAGAAATAACTATATAAATAGTAGAAAGAGTAAGTTATGAATAAACATATAATAATAATTGCTGGTCTTCTTATGATTACTAGTAATGCTAATGCTGAGGCATCCCAAATACAAGATCATTATAAGAGTGTTATATACAAGACTCCTAGTAATGTGGAGGTTTGTTATGACAGGCAAATGTCTGGTGATAAAACTGGCGATACACTTTTTGGTGCTCTTATAGGTGGTGCGATTGGTAACAACGTAACTAAGAATATGCCTGATGGTGGAACTGCTGGTGCAATACTTGGTGGTTTACTTGGTAATATGAATAGTGATGCAACTGGCGGTACTAGAACAGTATGTAAGACAGAAACTAGGTATACTGAAGAATCTAAGACTATGTACGCACATAGTACAATTAACTTCACATATCATGGAAAAACTTATACATTGAAGTTTCAAAAGTAATGGATGTTTATACACATACATTCTTTGCAGTAGCTTTATGTTTTTGTTTTTATTGTTTTGGTAGAAGAGTATCACATGTGTTGTCTACGGATAAAGCAATAAATAATACTCTAGATAAGTTAGAATTTGAAGGCCTTATAAAAATAAGGATTGGAAAAAATGGTGAAAAGGATATTGTTCCTATTCGTGATATTGAGAGAGAAGCAATTAACAAGTGAAATATCAGTAAGTCAAACTCAATTCAAAGGACAGATAGAATCTGTCAGAATAAAATCAAAAAATGTCATCGATGTGTCAGACATAAAAAGATGCGGGGAACTGCATGTTTAGATGCCAACAAAGAATGGCAATTAAAGGAGATATACTAAATTGGATAATTTTAAAAAAAGACCCCCTATGATTAGGGAAAAGAAAGGCATGACCGTTCAAGTTCGTAATAATGATGTAAGTGGTGCATTGCGTATTCTTAAAAAACGTATGCAAGAAGAAGGTATTATGAATGAAATGAGAGAACGAGGTGAAGGCTTTCGTTCTAGAGGAGAACGTAAACGTCTTGAAAGAGCTGCAGGAAAACGTAGACACAAGAAGGCCTTAATTAAAAGAATGGATGAATTAGGATATTAAGCGTTGACATTCTGTTATATGCCTGTTATACTGCTATTAGTAATCAATAATAGAGAAAGAGGATGAATGAAATTGGAAAATTACGAAAACCCCACAAGGACTAGTACCCCACTATATACAAAAGATTGGTATATTAAATGGGTGTCAAGTGTGATTCTTATTGCTGGAATGATTCTAGCAGCTAATAATTTATATCCGTATAATGTTTTAGTTCAGTTGATCGGTGTGTTTGGATGGTTAATAGTTGCTCTTATGTGGAATGATAGGGCATTGATTGTAATTAATGCAGTTGGTGTAGCCGTTCTAAGTAATGGGTTAGTTGGATATTTAATTGATAATGGAGGAAAAATTGGGTAAAGATAAAATAGTTGCAGTCACACAGAATGATGATTGGGTAGAAAAGAAGCCTCGTAAAAGAAAAGTAATGTCTGATGAACAAAAGGTTGCCTGTGCAGAACGTCTTGCAAAAGCAAGGGCTGCTAAAGCTCCTGCAAAAAATACATCTATTCATTGGACAGTTCTAGAGAAAGATGATGAAGATACATTATCTGCAAAAAATGTTCAAGAATGGATAAAGCACAATAAAGACTTACTTAGAGAAGCAAGAGGTGCTGTTCGATTAAATCAAAAAGGTGCAATTGCAACAGCTGCTTCAATTGAGGGTTATATTCGTAATATGAGATATTATCTAAAGCATGGAGATTGGTGCGATAATTTCTTTGGTAAGGAAGGTCAAAATAAAGTCAAGTGGGTAAGCGTGACACATGGACAAGGATAAACCTAATAACACTAATGTTGTTACTGGCCCTTGGAAGAAGAAATCTAAAGTAATAGTGCCTGAACTAGATTCAGGCGTTAAGATTACAGAAGATATGGAATTTATAGATGAACTTGCAGAAACTATAGTAGTTCAAACAATACATACTTGTCATGAAAATGGATATAATATTAAGGACGAGGACTTTATTAAAGATGTTGGTTTCTTAAATGAAGCTGTAAAGTCTTTATTAAATCGTGGTCTAGGATATCCTCATGTATTACACGGATTGATTATCAAACTAATGTCTGCTAAAAAAGCAGAAGATATTTTAAAAGATACTTTGGCTAAAGAAACCTATACACATTTTGATGAAGATATTTTAAAAGAATTTTTAAAACCAAAGAACGATGGAGATAAAGATGAACCAACCAAGTGAAAAATTTTATCAAGTATTTTCTCCAACAATAATGGAAACTTCTGTACCAATAGAATTTGTTAATATTATTAATAGAGTAGGCGATGGTGTACTAAGTGATGAGACAAAATCTATGCAATGGGATTTCTCATCAAGTCTTGTTGGTAAAGTTCACAAGGAAATTCAAATTCCAATAACTAAAGATGAAGAAGCAATATATTGTATGGGTATTATGAAAGATGCCTGTGCCACATATCTAAAAAAGATGGTGGATTTAAATCGAGCTTATGATTGGGTAAAACAAAAAGGTACAACTATTGCCAGAGAGAATATTAATATTGCTCAGAGCTGGATTGTAAGTCAATATAAAGGGGAGTATAATCCATGGCATAAGCATAGTGGTAACTTCTCAGCAGTAATTTATCTAAAAATTCCAGAGGGTATGAACGAAGCTTATGATAAAGAATTTCAAGACCACTATCCATCAACTGGATTAATAGAGTTTATGTATGGTGAGAGCCAAGAATTTCGTAGTGACAATCTAAAGTTTAAACCAAGTGTGGGTAAGATGTTAATTTTTCCATCATGGCTTAAACATTCAGTATATCCATTTCATGTAGATGGGGAAAGAAGGAGTATGAGCTTTAACGCTTATTACACGGTGCCAAAAAAATGATAATTATAGATATGAATCAAATTTCAATTGCAGCTATTATGATGCATTTGCATATGCAAAAATCTAAAGAGCCTGATGGTAAAATGGTTCGCCACATGATATTAAATTCTGTACGAATGTATAGAAGTATGTTTAATCAGAGGTATGGTGAGGTTGTACTTGCCTATGACTCTAGACATTATTGGAGGCGTGACTTTTTTCCTCAGTATAAAATGAATAGGAAAAAAAGTAGAGAGGGAGATAATAAAGATTGGGATGCTATCTTCACAGTTCTTAATGAGATGAAAGAAGAGTATAAACAAAATTTACCTTATAAGTTTTTAGAGATCGATGGTGCAGAAGCTGACGATATTATTGGTGTTCTTTGTAGCACTTTAGAAGAACCTATTATGATTGTATCTGGTGATAAAGATTTTATTCAGTTACAAAAATATAGTAATGTGCATCAATACAGCCCAATACAAAAAAAGCACATTACACACGAAAATCCAACTACCTATATAAAAGAGCATATACTGAAAGGCGATACTAGTGATGGAATACCAAATGTTCTTTCGCCAGATCATACCTTTACAGAGGGTTTACGTCAAAAACCTTTGGGAAAAAAACGGATTGAGAGTTGGTTAGATCGTGATGACTTTGATGAAGAGGTAAAACGAAACTATCAACGAAATAAAATGCTTATCGATTTGGATCAAATTCCATCTTGGTTAGGTAAAGAAATTTTAGATGCTTATGAAACTGCTGCTTGTGGTGACCGAAGTAATCTACTTAATTATTTTATAGCTAAAAGGTTAAAGAACCTTACTGAAACAATTGGAGAATTTTAAATGGCTAATGACGATTTTAAACTACTTTATCACGAAATACTTGATAAAGTTCATAAAGCGAAAACTAAAGCAGAGAAAGTCAAAATCTTGCAACAACATAATAGTAATGGATTAAGAATGATTATTAAGTCATCATTTGATCCTAACATCTTATGGGCAATTCCAGATGGTACACCACCATATGAAAAGAATGATGCTCCAGATGGTACTGAACATACTGTACTAGAAATGGAATCTAAGAAACTTTGGCATTACATTAAGGGTGCAGATCGTAATACACCCCAACATCGTAAAGAAACTATGTTTATTCAGATGTTAGAATCTTTATCAGATGGTGAGGCTCAAGTTGTTTTATGTTGTAAAGATAAAGCTTTGCATAGGAAATATAAAGGTTTATCAGAACAAGTGGTTAAAGAAGCATTTGGTTGGAATGATGAATATTTTGTTCCTGAGCCTGATAAGTATCCTCAAGCTGGACGTTCTGCGTCTGGTTTAGTAGATGGCTAACACACATTGTTTATACGCTCATGGTGGAGTTACTATGAGCGTATCACAACATGTAAAACCCTGTTGTCAATTACAAAATCAACCAATCAACGGAAAAAAACTCAAGCAACCAAGTGTATATGACGATTGGCAAAATACAGATTGGTGGAAATCATTAAAAAATAATTTAGATAATGGGATAAAAGACCCTAGATGCATGAAGTGCTGGCAACAAGAAGATCGTGGACTTCTTTCTGCTAGACAAAAAGTTGCAACTGAATTAATAACGTATGAACCATTTTCACATTTAGATTTAAAACTAGGTAATAAGTGTAATCTAAAATGTAGAATGTGTGATTCAAATTCATCATCACTAATACAAAAAGAGTTAGAAGAAAATCAAGATTTAAAGTGGAGCAAGATGGGTGTAAGCTTACTTGATCCATCTGCATTTTTAGCACACCAACTTAAAACTTATTCTAATTGGTATGAAGACCCCAAAATATATCAAAAAATAAAAGATCATGCTCATCAAGTAAGAACACTAAAATTTACTGGCGGTGAACCTACTGTAATAGAGCATGTTCATGATCTCATAGATTGGTTTGTTCAAACAGGCCATTGTGAACATATACAGATAGAGTTGATTACAAATGGTACAAACAAACGTATGAAAATATATGACAACATGTTAAAATTTAGGAGTGCAAGATTACAAGTAAGTTGTGATGGTTCAGAGGATACTTATAATTATATTCGTTATCCTTATACATGGAAAAAGTTTGTAAAAAACATGGAAAACTTAAAACCTTATAGCAATAAAATAGATATAGGACTTATACACACATCACAAGTATTAAACATTATGAACTTAAAAGAGTTTGAGAAGTGGTGTACAGACAATAAATGGAGTATGCATACTAATTCTTTGTATTGGCCCTACTATTATAATATAGAAAACTTACCAGAGGATTCAATTCAAAAAATAATTAAATACTTATCAGATGGTGGTATAGAGTGTAAAAGACAATTAAATAGATTATTATCTCCACAAAATATATTGCAAGGACAAGATAATGAACTAAAGATTAAAAATGCTAGAGCATGGAGAAAAGATATAATGTGGCAACTTTTTAATGATACACAGATAAAGGACAAACTTAGGAAACAAGATGGTGAGCTAATATTAGCTAAATTAAATTTAAAAATGCCAAATTAGGCGTTGACAAAGGGCTATTAGCCTGTTAATATAGCTAAGTAAGATGAAGTTTAACCAAGAGAAAGAGAAATAAATGGCTTATGTATCACAGACCGATAAAAAAGAACTGTCAATCGGTATAAAAAAGGTTCTTAAAAAGTATAACATGAAAGGTACTATTGCAGTTAGACACCACTCAACTTTGGTTGTCAATATTCAGTCTGGTGCTATTCAGTTTGATCATACTCATGGTGATGGTCATACCCAAGTTAATCCTTATTGGATACACGAACATTTTGAGGGTGTTGCAAAAGAGTTTCTAACTGAACTACTTGCTGAAATGAAAGGTGCAAAGTATTTCAACAATGATGATGCAATGGTCGATTACTTTAATAGGTCACATTACACCGACATCAATATTGGTCAATGGAATAAACCTTATGTTCAAACTGCTGATACGACAAAAGTATATGAAACATATGGTGAAACATTTTTCAAAGAAGTTGCATAAATGTCACACATTTACACTAAAAACAAAAAAAATGAGCTCAATGCCAAATTAGGCGTTGACTTATTAGTATTTTTGGTGTATTCTATATAAGTAAGATGAGTTGAAACAAGAGAAAGAGAAAAAAAATGACAATGATTAAAAAGAAATTTACTAGTATTGATGATGGTATTAACAATATGTTAGATGCTGCCGCATTTGACTATAAGGATATGGGTTTAACATATAGAACCTCTAATGAGTTTCGTGATGGGTTTATGATTAAGACTGGCCAGAAATACATTAAGATCGGTAGACTGTCTAAAATGAATCCTGGCAAGATGGGTTCTGTTTGGGGTTTTGTTGTTAATACTGATGATGATGCAAAGTTTAAAAGAGGTGATATTCTAAAGGCTGCTGGATTTAATGCTCCTGCTAGAAATTCACCAAGAGGTAATGTTTTAGATGGTGGGTTCAGTATTCGTTGGACGGGCCCGTTGTATTTGTAGGAGATAGATAATGAGTAAAATGATTTCAGTCGCTAGATTAAAGGATCACATATTAAAAGGTGATACAAAAGAAATGGTAAGAATACTTCTTAGAACATTACCTCACAAGATAAAAATGGCAGATGCAATAAA